AAAGATTTTTATTTTGAAGGAGAGAATAAAGATTTTTATTTTGAAGGCAATGAATCAGATAATAGTTTTTAAATTAGGAGGGTAGAAATGGGCAAGGTGGTAAAGATAAATGAAGTTAAAAAGAAGAAAGGGAAAGGGAAGGAAGAAAATAAGCGTAAACACTTTGTGATACAACCGGATTCTTTGCATCATAAGACGAGTACCAGGTAGTATCGAAGATTCAAATTTATAGGAGGTTTTTAGTTATGGCAAAATGGGTATTGGACAAAGTTATGGAACAGGGACTGCATTACATCGGTGCGTCTTGCGATATCATCGGGGTGTGCAAAGGTCAGCCAGGCAGTTATGCTTCGGCATTTAACACAAATGGTGGTGGTGGCAATCAGTGTATGGCTTCTCGCAGTACTCTGGCCAGTGGTGATTATGCGCTTCAAGATGGGGACACAAGTGGTCGTAAAATCACTCTGTCAAAGAGAGCAGGTCTGACCATTACTAATAATGGTACTGCAGATCATATTGCTCTTGGATGTTCTGCAAGTTCAAAATTGATTCTTATCACTACTTGTACACAGCAAGTTCTAACTTCTGGTGGTACGGTTGATATTAATGAATTTGATGATGAGATCCTGGATGCTGCATAAGGAGGTGATCTTATGCCAAGAGACTTCCCACTCGGTAGGGTAAATGTAAGAAAAGTAGCGAGCCCTGCGAGTTCCGATTTGTGGGGTCCGCATTTATGGGGATTTCCGGCTTGCACTTCCGCAACTGCCAATGATGGCTCAATTCCTTATGGTATAACCATAAGTTCGGTTGATGTCACAGCCTATATTGGTAATCTCAAGCCATCAAGTAATGCGGCATCATTTGCCACAGTTACCAGTTCACTTATTGATCCAGCTTATGCTCCGGCTGTGGTAGATGATGTTAATGTGGCAGTAAAATTTCAATGGCCAGGAGATACTTATAAAGGTGAGAAGGCGACATTGGTTTTTGATCTTACTTTGAGTAATGCGGCTCACCATCCGTTTTTCTGGCAATATGTGTACATAGAGTAAAAAGGGAGGTGTATTATGGCATGGCTGTAAAAAACCATACAATAACGGAGACGCCACCAGTCAAGTATAAAGATAGAGATCAGTCAAGGGTTGCACCACAAAATCGTTCTTGCACTTGGTGGCCTCCGATGAAACGAACTAAAAGGCAAGGAGCAAAACCTGATACAGGGAAACCTGGGGTTCCGAAATTATGGAGATAAGAAATGCCAACGATTACAGTTGAAGATGGATCTGGTGTTACTAATGCCAATTCATACATAACATTAGAATATTTCACTGATTACTGCTATGATCTTGGTCTGCAAACTGCTGCTGGATTAGATTTAGAGGATGAGGATGAAGAGCCATTGCAGAGAGCAATGCTCAGAGCCATGGCCTTCATTGAGAGCAGAGATTTTAAGGGTTGTAAGGCTGATGAGGATTATGAATTAGAGTGGCCAAGAGATGGAGTTGAAGACAGAAATGGCTATGCTCTTGATAATGATGAGATCCCCACTAATCTAAAAAAAGCACAGGCCAGGGCGTCATACGAGGAGTATGTTGATGCGGGTTGTTTACAAAAGAATTTAGCAAGAGGTGATCTTGTTAAAATGGAGAAGATCGATGTTCTACAGTTTGAATATGATCCGTATGCCCCTCAGTCTACTATCTTTCAGGTTGTTAACAGTTATTTGTCGGGTCTGGTTAAATCTGATGGAGTTCCAGGATCGGGTAGTTACGCCAGCGTTGTGAGGACCTAAATTATGGTTGACTATGCTGCGATACAGCAAAAGGCAGAGACAAAGATTAAAGAGTTTGGTGCCCCTATAACTGTTCGAATTACAGAGAGGGGTTCTTACAATGCCACAACTGATTCATACACCGAGTCATACACAGATTATGAAACCTATGGTTTAAGGAGAAGTTACAAACAGAGCGAGATGGCTAATACATTAATAAGGGCCAATGATGTAGAGTTCTTGATATCTAATGATAGTCTGCCGGCACTAAGAGAGGACGATAACATTAGCATTATTGATGGTGATTCTACTTGGTATCCAGTAAGAATTCCTCCATTAAAGCCAGGTGAGACTGTGCTTTTATATAAAATTCAAGCCGCAAGAGAGAAAAGATAATGAAAAACAAAATTATTTTAGCAGCTTTTGTATTTATTCTTATTCCTGCATTTTCTTATGGAGCCAGTGTCAAGTTGGCTTGGCAAGAGAGCACGAGCGAGAATGTTGTTAAATATAGAGTCTATGTATCTTTAATTTCAGGTCTTTATGCTGATGGGTATGATGATAATGCAGCGGTGATAGTTGATGCTTACTCGGACTATAAAACTTTAGCCACAGTTGAAGGATTAACAGAAGGACTGAGATATTATTTTGTGGTGACAGCTGTAAACAGTGCTGGGCTTGAGTCGGAGTTTTCAAATGAAGTGGCAATCACGATTGGGGCAGGTAGTGAATCAAATCCTACCAGTACTGAGTTTGTTGATCCTGCACCGGTAATTTTATTGGCAATGATGAATATGACTTTAATTTAGGAGGTTGTTATGGCGAGGACGATGAGAATGGATGAAAGGTTAAAGGAATTAGAGAAAATAATTAAAGATCTTGAAACTGAAAACGCAGAATTAAAAAAGCAAATAGAAAAACTCAAACCTAAACAGGCACACTATAAGGGACCAAAAGTAAAGGAACATTATTCAACCACTAAGGTGAAGAAGGATGCCGTACAAGAAGTTCACGAAGAAGATTAAGGGCAAGACCAAATATTGAACAAAAAATAAGAACACAGGCAAGGTTGTCTGTTATGGTTCTGAGACAAAAAGGAAAACAGGTATCAAGATGAGAGAGTATTTTGCTCACAAATAGAGGGATAAAATGGTTAGGAATCCAACATTACCAAAAAGATACAAGAAATGGAAAAAACCAAAGTATATAAAGACAATGCATTCTGGAGCGACAGGGAATGCTATTCCAATTCTAAGAAAGAAGTATTATAGGAAGAAGTGATGCCAGGTTCAGATTACTACGAAGCTCTTGCAAGAAAGGTTAAAAATAAAATTGAGAGAATAGACCAGACTGCTATTGCTTTTGCTCGTACTCTGGAAGAATTTTCAGATGTAATAGATGCCGAGTATTCAAAAGTTGTTAGGCTGACGGTTTTGAAGATATATAAAAACATCGTAATGCGTTCACCTGTAGATACTGGCGCTTACAGGGCATCACATGGTATTGCCACGGGTGAGGAGCCAGGTGAAACAGAGAATATTAAAGGTGAACAAACAGATGCGGAGCTTGAAATGCTTGAGAGGGAGTTCCCTGATTTAAATTGGAAAGTTGGAGATGGAACAATCTGGATTTACAATAACCAACCTTATGCCGGAGTGCTTGAGACGGGCCATAGTAAACAAGCTCCGCATGGAGTTTATTCTGTTGCGTTGGCAGAGTTTCAAACCGCTTTGGAAAACGAAATTAGAAAGGCAAGGTTACTGGAATGACGCCTGATTCAATTCGATCTGCAATAGCAGTACATATTAATACAAGTTGGACAAGCACCCATATTGTATTTCCTAACAGAGAGTATAATCCTACTGGAGTATCTTGGATTAGACCGGTGGTGAGGATGGGTGAGACGTTGGAAGGAGAAAAAGGGACTGATGGTGTTGGGTTGAGATCAGGGCTGCTTATGACTTCTGTCTTTACTCCAAGCAATGAAGGGAATAGGACAGGATTGGGTTATGCAGGAACGTTTGAAGCACTATTTAGACGTAGAAATATTGGAGGGATAATGTTCGGTGAACCAAACACTCGGGAAGTAGGTGTGGATGAATTTGGATATTACCATGTAATGGTAACAGTGCCATTTTATGCATGGGTCGGGGAATAAATGTAAATTTTAACTGATAGGAGGTTAGGAAAATGGGAATAGGTGTAAGTAGAAAACAAAGAGTTTTTGCTGTAGTTGAATCCACTGTTGGTACTATTGTATTCCCCGCAACTGCTGATTTTATTCGGCCAGCTGGGGATGCCGTATTGAACCAAAATCCTGGTTTTACAGACAGCGAAGAAAAACAGGACACTCTTGATGTTCTGGATCGGTTTAGGAATGCTGTTCCACCTGGCGAGTTCACCTTGCCGATGTACCTGAGGACTGTAGCAAATTATGCCACACCACAGGGCGACATATTGTTTCAGAGCTGGCAAGGTGGGGTGAATCCAACCACTGCTGGTAGTCTTGCGTCTGGGGTTTTGGATACTCATAGTCAAACAGGTGCTACAATTTCTCTGATAACTGGTGGGACGTTTCCAGAGGTTGGAGTGATACAAGTCGGCACTGAGGAAATTTATTACGGTGCCATGGCCACTACGGCTTCTTCTGACAAGGTCAGGATAACCGATTGTACAAGGGGTTACAGATCCACAACGACTGCTTCTCATGCTTCAGGCGACACGGTTGATTTGTTAAGTCGTTGGTATCCACAGGATACGGATTCACCGAGTTTTAGTCTTTGGGTAGAATCCGACCATTTCACTCAAGGTCTTGCAGGTTGTTCTGTTAACAATGCCGTTTTAGGAGTGGATAATGAAGGGGCTGTTAATCTCACTTTTACAGGTCAAGGAACAGAGATGGTTTGGGCAGGTCGTACACAATTGGCTGCTCATGCTCTTGCATCCACTGGTGGTGGGGCAACATGGGCAACAGTGGACAATGCCAGTCTATTTAGTGTTGGTGCATATATTTGGAATGAAACTGCCCCAGACAGCAATAGCGGAGCAGGTCATATAATCACAGCTGTTAATGCGACAGACAACACTATTAAGTTTACTGCTTCAACCACCAATACAAGTTGGGCAACGGATGATTATATTTGTGGATATTTGCCTGAGGATGTTACGGTGCTTGGTACAGTAGTGGAAAGCAGAAATACTGACATTGAATTGGATGGGGTTTCTGCCACAATTAAAAACACAGACTTCACCTTTGATGTGCCGAAGGAATATATTACAGATGAGGTTGGGACGACTTACCCATCTGATTACATTGAGAACCAGAGAAGCATCATGGCTGATCTTGATTTGTATTTTAGAGAAGCCAATGCGGCGTATTTTAAAGAGGGCTTTGAAGGAAATGATGTTAGTTTCTGGGCTCGCTTTGGTGGCAATGCTGGTAGAAGGTTAGAGCTGTGGATGCCTCGTTGTAAGTTAGAGGTTCCTACGATAAACTTTACTGCTCCTGCCATTAACTTGACAATTCCATTGAAGGCGTTGGGAACTGATAGTGAGGATAGTTGTCAGATTATTTTAACATAAACTTTTTGGGCACGGATAGGACCATGGCCAACAAGCAGTGTATCCCGGCACTGCTTCCGTGTCCAAAACAAACCGGGAAGTTACGGGAGGACGGGAAATGAAATTAAGAACAGAACGGAAACGGGAGAAGGTCGTTATTGAGAGGAATGGTGAAACCGCTGTATTTTATGGATCGCCATTGACACCGAAAGAAATTGCTAACCTGTTACAATCCTGCATCAAGATCACTTGGGAAAGAAACCAACGTTTTGAACAACCTGACATCTATAAATTTAAAGTCAAAAAGATGCAAAAGGTTATTGATGGATGGGAAGATGTTGAGGATATGGATGGAGTGGCGTTGAAGTGTACTCCTGAAAATATTGAGCTTGTTTATCTATTTAACTCTGAGTTAATCGATGAGGCGTTGGATAAGTTTGATCAATTAGGATTGGAGTATGAAAAGAATCAGGAGTATCTCGAAAAAAATTAATTAGCTGGGCCAGTTGGCTCAGCAAACCAGGTAGGGTTGATTGTGAAGATTGTCGGTATGCATATGAAAAAGATGGGTTAAGTCCACCGTGCGATACTTGCCCACAACCTAAAGAGTTTATGTATGAGAATAGGAAAGTGTGGGATATATGGAAGACGCTTTCAAGTCATGATAGGCCAACAGATTTTGGCATTGCAAAAAAGATTCCGACACTTTCCATTCTCCACTTTTGTGAGTTGGAAGATTTGAGCAGAGAGGATTTTAATAGAATTTTACAGTTGGAAGATCATTTGTTTCCAAAAATCCTTGAATTATCAAAAGGGAAAGCGACCAAAAAAGGATAACAGATGTCAGTAAAGATACCGATCAGCACATCAGAAGCACAGAGGTCTTTAAAGCAGTTGCGTAAAGATTTACGGAATGTAGGTCTTTCGGCAAAAGACACCACTCAAGATGCTAAAAAACTTGAAGATAAATTGAAGCAAAAGTTTGGTGCGGAGAAGGCTAAGAGAGCAACTGATAATCTTGCTCGCTCATTAAAACTTACCAAAAGAGAACTCGTTGCTATGAAACTTAGAGCAGGAGATGTCAGCGGGGCTTTTGGAATAATGGGCGGTAAGATGAAGAGCATGACAAAATCCTTAATGGGATTGAGGACTGCTATGATCGGCGTGGCTGGTATTGCGCTTTTTGGTATGTTGATCAAAAAGGGTGCTCAATTTGAACAAACAATGGCAGCTGTAAAAGGTATTACTGGGGCAACAGAAAAACAATTTAAATCCTTGACAGGGATTGCTAAAAGATTAGGAGAGACAACAGAGTTTACAGCCACTCAGGCAGCTGAAGGTTTGAAGTTCTTATCGATGGCAGGATTCGAGGTGGCAAAGGCTATTGCTGCCTTGCCTGGTGTTTTAGATTTAGCCACAGCTGGCCAGTTGGATTTAGGTGAAGCAGCGGATATTACCACTAATGCATTAACCGCAATGAGGTTGAATGTTAATCAGCTAAATAATGTAAACGACACTTTTGTTAAAACCATCACAACATCAAATACAGATATTAGGATGTTGGCAGAGTCATTTAAATACTCTGCTCCGCTTGCCGCAGGGCTCGGCTATGATATTCAAAAGCTATCCTCTTGGATCGGGTTGTTAGGTAATGCAGGTATTCAAGGTTCGATGGCGGGTACACAGCTAAATGCAGCATTCCAAAGATTGCCGAAAGTGTTCGACAAATATGGAGTGAGTTTGAGGCGAGCTGATGGGTCAACAAAAGATCTGACCGATGCGGTTGAATTATTAGAAAGACGTGGGGCTGAAACAGAGGAGGTTATGAAATTATTTGCTGCCAGGGGAGGTCGTGCTATGCTGGCCTTTCTTGGTATGGGTTCGTCTAAGATGCGAGAGTATGAACGGCTAATTCGTCTCAGTGAGGGAGAAAGTAAAAGATTAGCCAATACAATGAGAAATACTACTGTTGGAGCTTTCAAGGAGCTGATGTCTGCTATTGAAGGGGTACAGATCTCGGCATTTGAAGTACAGACTGGAGCATTAAATGAGATCATAAAAAAGTTAACGAAATCTGTTAGGGAAAACAAAGATGAAATTGTAAAAATCGCAGATACATTGGCGACAACTCTTTATGATGCTCTTTCTAAAACTGTTGATGTTACCCAGGACTTGTTTGATCTATATAAATCAATACCTAAAGACATTGTTGGAGCTGCTGGGTTTGGGTTACTTGGTAGAATCCTCACAGGTTCAACACCTTTTGGGGCATTTATCAGTGCTTTATACTTAATAAATGAACAAATTTCAGAGATATCAGAAAATACAGGGAATCTGTATGACCAGATGCGTAAGTTGGAGGAAAAGGGGATTTCCGAGATGGGAATCGAACCAAGAGCAAGATCTGCTTTTGGTGGGGGTAAAGCTGGCAAACCTTCTGGGGCTGGAGGAGGGTTCCCTGAGATTACAGACAGCTGGTTAACAAAAGAACAAAAGTTCCCTAAGAATATTGCTTATTATCAAGCTCAATGGGACGAAGAATATCGAATGTTAGAGGAGAAGATTGAGGCAACTGAAAAGGCTTGGAAAGTTGAGTCAGAATACAGGGCTTGGAAGAAGCAAGAAGAA